GCCATCAATGCGGAAATCCGACAGTAAAATAACTTTTACGGCCGTTTTATTTTCAGGCCCGAATGTAATGGCCGGTGAAATCTCTTGTCCAGCCGTTGCGAATAATCCCGTTCCAATTTCGCGAGATTGGCTACCGCCGACGGTTGTGTCTAGCTGCGTTCCGGATGCTTGTTTGGACGATGACGACGAGCTTTTCTTCTTCTTTTTTGCCTTGCTGCCGAGAAGCTGTAACGCGATGCCGCCCGCTATTTTTACGAGCGGGTTGCCAAAAAAAGAGCCAGCACCGCCTATAACACCGGCGATAGCGCTAACGGCTCCTACGATTGCAGACATATTCTAATCCACCGAAAAAGCTTGTTTGACGGCATCAACGCCGAGATAAAAAATGCCGGTCTCGGATTTGCAAGCAAAGCCGGTTCCGGTAAACACACCTGCACAGATGTTGCCGTCTTGCTCGACAATGCCAATGTCGCCACGCTTGGCAATAAACGGATGAACAGGGCTGAAGAACTTGGAGAAAAGTTCCGACAGATCTTTGCATCCGGCTTTTTGCAATATCCGACGAGCACCGACTTCTGTTTTATATTTGCGATAGTCTTTGAAAACATCAGTACCGGTCACAGCAAAAACGGCGTCTGCTGCCAATTGCCCGCAATCGGAGACGCCATAGAACAGCGGCTGGCTCGCGTGTTTTTCGATCACACTTGCCAGTGCATTTTCCCACCCGTTTACTCTCATTTGCAGTCCCTAACTTTTCGTTTTTACAGCACCCCAATAGACTTCTTCTTTTTGGGCACTTTCCACATATTGGAAAAAGTTGTCATCAGGCTTTATCAATTGCTGATCGGCATTCGACCGAACCCGATAGCCTGTCTTTCCGTTGTCGACCGCGCGGCTCTCGCAACGCATTGTTAGGTGACCGTTGCTGCCCATCTCATGCTCTATAGTGTCGACGTAACCGCGATAAAGTGACACAACAAACTGCAATGCGCGAGTTTTCGGGTGGAAGTAAGCATCCGAGATTGTTACAGGTTTTTGATGGTAGATTTCTGTCTCAATTGAAGCTAAAATTTCGGGCGTTAGGCCATTAGATGGAGCGCAAGCAAGTGACAATTCTAGCCCTTGGCTCTCGAAGCCCATTTGGGCGGGTAGCGCGGAAACGTTGATAATACCGCCTGGTACATATGTGACACCGTTATATACTAAATCGGATGTTCCCGTCCAAAAGCCATAAGTCTGGCTAAAGTCAAAGCGTATCATGCCTCTTATGGATGCCTGCCCATGGTCAATAAGGCCAAGCACTTCTGGCGATAGCGTTATCATAACCGGCTCTCAATAAATGTGAATGAAACGTTTTCATTGTCGCGTGTCCATTGCGTGACACTGGTTGTGTCGAGCCGCATCAGCAATTCTGCGCGATCAAATAAGACAGTTGCACCTGTCTGGATGTAAGCGGGCAGATTAGGTTCGGCCACAATCGTTCTGTTTGTTCCGTCCCCCCACGCATTGCGTGACACTGGTTGTGTCGAGCCGCATCAGCAATTCTGCGCGATCAAATAAGACAGTTGCACCTGTCTGGATGTAAGCGGGCAGATTAGGTTCGGTCACAATTGTTCTGTTTGTCCCGTCGCCTGTGGTATCAACAACACGAGTGAGCGCATAATATTTGTCATATTGTAGTGACACATAATCGCCAGGCGATAAAACGAGACCGGCGTTTACGGTCGAGACCGTTAATTCATCCCCGTTAGCAATGGCTGTCAATTTGCCTGGGCGCGTTTCAGGTCCTCGGTTATTAATGTGAGCGCGGGGGCAACAGTAATGTGGGTGACGGATTAATGCCGCTCCCAGTCCCCCGCGAAAACTATCGAGCCAAGCATTCACCATCTGACCATCTGAATAGCGTAAAAAACCGGTCTTCGCTGTGAATTTCCAACACGGATCCGCGTATTCAATAATATTTATTAGCTGTCCGCCGGATTTGGCTGTCGAGACGAACCGTTGCAGTTCAAAATTTGCGGTCGTGAATTTTATATCGGGGAGGGGACGGGGGAATGAGACCATTATTCAAACCTTCCCATCGCGCGACCATTAGCAAGCTTTACGCCCACGGTATGGTCAAGCACCCGATCATATTGTTCAATGCCGCTTGACATGATCTGCTGTGATACTTTCTCGACAAATGGCTTGATATTGCCGTTGTTATCAGCCGAAAAGCCGAATGTTATATGCACACCGGTGTTCTGTGCCTTTGCGTCGCGCATATTGCGCAGACTAGCCGCTGTGGGTATTTGCGGCATCCGCATTGCTGGAATGCCTCCGCCGACAAGACCGCCATTTGAATAGCCTTTCAAGCGGCTGTGCATCGCTTCAAGATTTTCAACGCCGATGGCTTTCACGGCGTCTTGAGAAAAGACGAACTCTCCGGCATGGACTATCCCTTTTGGCTCATTTTTCCCTCCATTTCCGGTAAATCCTCCTTCGTCAAAGCCAAACAGCTTGCCAATGCCACCCAGAAAGCCACCAGAACTTGTCGAGCTGGCTTTCACGGTAAACACTTTGTCGTAGATCGCGTCAAGTCCGGCATCAAGCAGCCTCTGCCCCAAGCGCATAATTGCGTCTCCCGCCGCTTCTGTCGCGTTTTTGCCTTGTATCATCCCGTCGATAAACGTGCGTGTGCAATCTTTAGATGCATCCTTTACAGCCTCGAGCCTCTGCCGCATTTTTTCTTGCGCTTCGGCCAATTTGGCACTTTCCGCAGTAGCTGTTGCCAGTTTCGTCGCGATTTCATCCATGTTGGCGATTGCTTGATCGTCAATAGGAATTTTCGACTTCATAGCAGCGTTGAGAAGCTCTTGCTTTGCTCTGGCTTTCTCAACAGCGAACCCATAATCATTAACGAACGGGTTGAGCTGTGCCTGCGCGGCCGTTTCCGCTTTGACTTCGTCGCCTTTTAAGCGAGTATTTGTCAAATAAACACGTTGTTCGTATGGGACACGGTCCCAGCTCCCAGCACCATTTTCCTTTTCATAACGTTTTTTCTGTCGGCCCATTTCATCATCAAATTTTAATTGCTTGGGCGTTTTTTTTGCTCTTTCTTCTTCTTCCTTAGTGAACTTTTCTATCGCTTCTTGATCTTTGTCATATTGCTCGAAATATGCGCCAGAGGGCGATTGCGAAACAATCTCGGCAAATTTTACTTCCGTAAGCTGTTCTACGCTCTCACGCACTTTATCCGCAGCTTCTTTCACATTGCCAAGTTCGGCAGTTAGGTTTTGGAACGCAGGGTAAAGTTTGTTCTGTATTAAGGCATACGTCGCCCCAAGCTCTTGGAATTTTTGTTTAAGTTCTTCGGCCGAAATCTCGCCCCTAGCGAACTCATCCCAAAGTTCTAAAAGCTGGGCTCTTGTTTCATCACTGAAAGCATCAGAATTGTCCAACACGTCTTTAAAGGCATCGCGAAACGCATCAACTTGCTCCTTTACTGCCGGAGAAATGAGGTCTTCACCTTTTATCTGCGCGTCGATTACGAGACCACGAATTGTTTCCATCGTGTTTTGCACTTCGTACGTCATGTTTGCCATTGGTTCGGTCAAGTCAAGGCTCTCACGTAGCTTTCGCATTGCTTCTTCGCCACGCACTGCAACGGAGGGGAATTTTTGGGCAAGCTCAATATATTGTTTGATTTCGACTAGTGCTTTTGCATCATCGCCCTTTACATTCAGTTTTTGTGCTCGAGATAAAATAGATGTAAGTTCGTCTTCCGTTCCAAATATACTGCCATTCGTCAACCGGCTAATTTCTTCCTTGATCATCCCAATTTTGCGGATGTTTTCGGCACTACCAATTTTGTTCGTTGAGGCCGACAATTCGTCTATGCTTTTTTGTGCGGTATTCGAGACCAAGCCAAGCGATTGCAATTCTTGGTTCAAGGCTTTTGTGCGTTCTGCTGCTGCGGCCGATTTTTGCATGTAATCGTTCATGGCGAGTAATGCCGCACCGCCGATCACAGCACCACCTAAAGCAAAGAGTGGGCCAGCCCCACCTATTGCCGTTAAGACGCCACCAAGTGACTGTGCGGCTTTTAATGCTTCAAAAAACTTCTTTGCCGAAACACCAGCATCGGCAAATTTGCTAATAAGCGCGGGCAAAGCACGTCCGACAAGCTGCCCAGCCAAAACACCAACTACAATCATGCCTGCGTCTGCAACTTTATCAAAGTTATCGGCGATCAGCATTAAGCCTTTGGTGATGCTTTGGCTGACGCCCGATGCCTGCCCACCGATGCCTACAAATTCAACAAGTGCGTTCCGAATGCGCGTAAAACCATCAGTCATTGTTGCGCTTGTTGCAGCAAATTGTTGTTCAATTGAGTTGCCTGCCTCTAAAATTGCCTTGAATACGCGATCGGTTGTGAGCTTCCCTTTTGAACCTAAATCTTTCAACCCGCCAATCGTAGTGTTGAATTCCTTGGCAATTGCTTCTGCCAAAAGCGGTGCATTTTCACGGATTGACCGGAGTTCGTCGCCTTGAAGATTGCCGGAAGCCAAAGCTTGACCGAGCTGTAAGACCGAAGCCGCCTGTTCGGAGGCCGCCGCACCACCTGCGACGAATGCTTTTGAAACGATATTGGTTGCCCTGGCGATTTCTTCTTCATTCTTTGCCACGCCGGAAGCCGAGCGCATGAGTTTTGCGTAAAGGTCGGTATAGGACTCAATGCTAGCCCGCGCATTATCAGCTCCTTTGACCAAATCTGACATAGACCGCGCTTGCATGCCGGTCGATTGGCTCACCGCCGCAACTTTATTGCTTAATGTCGTCCATGTATCTGAAAGACCGATCAGTTCTTTCGTGCCAACAGCCGCACCAATGGCTGCGAGAGAGGCCGACGCTTTGTTGCCGAGTTCCTTGAAGACGTTATCAAGCGCCTTGCTGTTTTCGCGTGCTTGTCTAGTTATGGCTTTAAATGTGGAATTCGTCATCCCCTCAAGTTTTGCCATTGACTTCTCGAAATCTCGGACATCTGCTGATATTTGTACAATCATTCGTTGCAAGTCATCTGCCATTTTTGGCCTCGTTATTTTTTGGGGGAGAGGGTAATGTTCAGAATATTGGTTTCTTTTTTGGTTTGCGCTCTTGTTATTCAGCCTGCTTATTCAAAGCAAAAGCGAGAAAGTAAAAATGACCCTGCGTTTAAGGTGTGTATGCTTATCGAGGGGGCAATTTATCAACCGCCTGCCTACAAACTGTTTGCTTCCGACGTCTCTGGCAATATCGTTTTTTTAGTTTTCGGAAATGTAAAAAATTTATCGGAACCGACGCAAAGTGTTTTTTGCCGGTTTGAGCTCAATAGCGAAAATAGGTATGAACTAATTCTATCCGATAAAGGGAAAGAGGAAGCAGTAGAAAAAGTAAAACGAGACATAGAATATCTTAAACTGAAAGAAGGCGATCCGGGTTACGAAAGTTACCATAAAAAGCTTGAGGCCGCTGGGAAAGAGCTAGCCGATAGACGCCTATGGATTAGGGACGCCTATCAGTATCTTTCAAAATTAGATTACTATCCTATACCAAAAGATAAAACTAATCTCGGGCATGACAATTAGCGGGGGCGCAACTGCGCCCCTTTATTATGCAACTTCTTGTATGACCGGTTGAATAAGCTTAGCCAGTGTTTAACCACCCACAAGCTTCCGTAAACTTGGCACAGGCGTTTTATCCAGTCAATCATCTTTGCTTAATAGAACGTTCCCGTCGAATATTATATTCTGCGATCATATCAGCATCTGGAATTCTTATCTCTTGATTGAAATTCCTAGCCCACGCCCCAAAGTCTCGATGTGTTATTTGAACCAGCCGTGCTGCACTGGCATCGCCTAACTGGTCAATTATGGTTTTAATAGTACGATATTCGCTCGAACCTTTGGGGAAACCGTCGTTTCCAAAGACATCCTGTATTTTGCTGTTACCGTAGGCTTTGAGAAGATTGTATATATCAGGCTCTACAGGGCCGATATTCCATGCCTCAAAATGGCCGTCAATCAATCTTTTACCAGACGTGCCAAGGTACATCATATGTGCTAAATAGAGCAATTTCTGTAACTTGAGATTTGTTACGTTGAAATTACATAAAGAGGCAACAGTTTTTGCTGCCATAAGTGATCTCTGAGCCTGCATCATTTCTCATACTACATGCTTATACATATTAGATATGCCACCACATTATTATCTAGTGGGCGGAGTGTTACCCAGCCGACAAGGCTGCTTCTTTAGCATTGCGTTCCATGATTGCGTTATACATTTCTTCTTTCTCTTCTTCGGACAGGTTTACTTTTTTGCTATCTTCAACGGTATTTGCCTCAATGTAACCGTCCAACACCGCATCGAATTCCCAGATAGACATGGTGTCAATCTGGGCAGGGGAAAAGCCCATTACTGCGCCTGCGCCGTAAAGTTGCGCGAACCGGATTTTCCCGTTTTCGAGCGGCGCGAGGCTTTCGCCCCCGCCGTTTCGTTTTTTTTTCCGACGTCTTCTTCCGGTGCACCCATAAGAGCGGCATTAAGAATAGCAGCGGCTATCAAAACGTTGGCTTGCAGTGGATAGCTTTCGACATCTTCGACATATGTTTTGACCATGTGGATAGCTTCATGAGCCGCCATTCCGCCGCCAACAAGCCCACACCGGATTGTTTCCCTCACATATTCGATTTTCCACGTGTTTTTGAGCAGACTGTCGAAAATAACAAAAGGGCCGGCGTCTACAGTGTCTTGAAGCTCTTTGAGCTGGCCGTACCCAAGCCTGAACACATGAGTGTCGTTTCCAAACGCGATTGAGATTTTGCCGCTTCTATTCGACATTGCCGGTGCCCGTATTATTATTTGCTGTTTCGAGTTCCTCGATCGGACCGTCTGAACTCATATTCATAGAAAATGTGACCGTTTTACCTTTATCTGCTACCAGTTCGAAATCAGATACTTGGACTTGTCCTCTCCATCCGGTTTTTTCTGTGCCAAAGCCCATTTCCATCTCGAAATACAAAGATTTCGTTGATTTTAGCAGTTTTTGGTAAGTCCCCAGCGCCTGTTTGGTGATTACGCCTTGAATAGCAATCGAGCCCGATTGGCTCGTTGCTCCACGCTCGACGTAAGGAACCGCATTCGGGTCGTCGCAGTCCGGAACAACCGTTTCTTCTAGATTTCGGCTCCACTTAATTGTTTTTTGCGTAACACCGCACCAATCCGTGAACACAAGCGGGTCTGTGTCGGGCAACGCAAAACGTAAAAACGTGTCATTTGATTTTGCCGTGATGGCTTTTGCCATTGGTTTTCTCCATAAAAAAAGCCGCTCTGAAAAGGCGGCTGTTGGTTGTTAAAATGTGGGGTGGTTATTAATCGAAACGCTGCACGACGGCCTCGAAATTGACGGCTGCATGAGATGTCAGGCCGTCGGGGTCACGCAATTCGCGCGTGTTCTCGTGGTTAAAAAGGACGAGGCCGTTCTTCTCCAATGTTAGATCGGATTTCGTTAGAGCCCGCCGTACTGCATGGGCTAATTCTCGCATTTCTTCCGAAGAGACTTCACGTGACCAAACGTCAATCTGAATTGAGATGTTGTCGAGTTCCAGACAATCGGCGAGCGTCGTGTCGCTGGTCATGGGTCCGAGTGAAACGTATGGGAATTCCGCTTCCTTTGAAACGCTGTCAAATACCCGACCGTCAACGAGTTCTTTCACGTCTGCATCGTCTGAAAGCGTTTGTATGATGACCTTTTGCAATTCGCTTGTAGCTGCTTTCATTGGGTTGCCTTTACAGCTTTTTTCACCGCGCTACGCACCTTCGTCTTGACGCGCTTTCTTTCCGTCTTCCAGACTGGACGAAAATATGGTTGGGCAGGTGTTCGTGATGTGCCGAACTCAACAATCCACGCTTTCTGCAAATAAGGTCGACGGCCATTCGCACTTCTGACAAGTGTTGCTTCGTTACCGGCGTAAATTGTTAAAGTCATTTCGCTGCCAAGTGTGTTTTTTGCTACAGCAAAAGCGGTCGAGCCTTTCGGCGGCCGCCCCCAAGTCCAACCAATGGAGTTTCGTAGCGCACCCGTGTCGACTGGAACAATCGCTTTCATTTTGTCGACGATTTGCTGCGCTATTTGCTCCATGTCCTTTTTTACGAGTTCTTTTGTCGCTTTCGGAATGGCGTTGAGACGGCGTTCCAAACGCGCACGGCCAAGCAGAGTTACTTTGTAGCCCATTTTTCACGCTCGCTTTTGCTGGGGGCGGGGATTTTAATCGCGCATCCGCTTTCTATGGCAAGTTTCCCGCATACGTGTGTCACTGAATAGCTGTTGCCGACCTTGTAAACGTAAATCTGCCGCGTGTTCGGCTGCCATTGGAACGGTGCGGTTATTTTTATCCACATGAATGCGCTTCCTTAAACTGCCACGCCGCTTTCAATGGTGAGCCGATAATATTGGCGGCTTATCGGGTCGCGATTGACCGCCCTAATGTTGTAAACACGACCGCCAAACTTGCCTTTTGCCGCATCAAATGTTGTTTCTCGCGCATCGCAACAGCACCATTCCGTCGTTATTTCTTTTGCGGCTTGAAAGCTACGGATTGTGAGGAAAGCGGGCTGTTTTCCTTCCAATCTCGCTGCCTGTACTGTCTCACTCCCTTGGCGAAATGTTATGGCTGCTTTCGTCGTGAACTTCCGAACCCATTTCCCGCGTGTATTACCCATGCCATCGTTCACCTTTTCACGGGCAAAAAATGCAAAATTACCGATGAATGAAGCTGCTCCGTTAGCCATTTTTTGTCCTTTTAATAACAAATTCTCCGGTACGGAGCGATTAGCGCGTCGACAGCAAAAGGCAGTTTAGTTTGCACCGTGCTTGTGGTTGCTTCGCGGTGCTCATACCAATGGCAGGCGAGTAGCAATATTGCGACTTTAATAGCGTTCGGAACGTCTTTCGCGTCATCCCCGAAACCAGTCGTGAATGTTACCGTTAACGGTGCTGACAGCGGTTCGGTTTGGTTTAAATAGATCTCTGTGCCATTTACTGTAGCTACAATTCTGTAATCGTCTGTCGATACTGTGCAAACATTGCCATCGCGGGAGTATGTTATCGCCACGTCGCTGATCGGCGAGAAGGGGATGTCTATCAGCCTGCCGCACAACTCACTGATAGTTAATTCATACGTTTGTTTAAGAATTGCGCGGCCTAATATGCCGTTCCATCCGTCCAAATATTCAACGGCGGCTTTAAGATATGTATCTAACAATAAGTCATCATCGGGAAAATCGACATTGGCAGCTTTTTTCAATTCATCAAGCGAAACAGGAAGGCCGGATGGTGGTTTGACACGTATTGGCGTCATCTCTCTTAGGCCTTATTGTTTTTCGGACTTGTCTGTTCCGATTGTTCTGTCGGCTCAGCGTTTTCTTTTTTATCCGGTTTAGAGGCTTCTTTTTCCACTGATTTAGGCGTTTCTTTTTTATCCGGTTTAGAGGCTTCTTTTTCCTCTCCTACCACAGCATTCTTTTCCAGCGCGGCCGCAATCAAATCTGGCGGGCATTCGTCGCCAATATTAAAAGTCGTGGGGAACGGGGAGCCACCAGTCGCGCCGACAAAAGGTTTCACAAACTTCATTTTTTTCTCCGTGAATTAGGAAATCAGATTACCGGGCAGGGAATGCCGCCCGGTAGAAAGACAAAATTGCTAGGCTGAAACGCGGTGATAGCGGAGATATTCGCTGTTCCACAGACCGCCGCCGACCCTTTTCGTCGTGTAGAACAATACGAACGGCTTCTGTGTGTAAGGATCCCTCAACACGGAAATTCCGCGCCTATCGAAGATACGATAGCCCATAGCCATGTCACCGAAAATGATCGGGATTGTGTTAGCCGCGACGTCAGGCATGCCGACCATTTCGTGTGTCGGGTAACCTAAAATTGCCGGAGGTTGTTGTGCTTGAAACGGCGGTTGCCAGAGATAATTTCCTTGCCCGTCTTTCATTTTGCGGATTTTGGCGTGAGTTTTTCGGTTCATAAAAAGTGCAGATTTTTCGGTTACCCGTGCAGATGGTATGTCGTTGGTGAGGTCGATCAGCCCATCAGAGGTGATGTCCGAAGCAGAACCTGTGATAACTTCGCCAACGGGTCCGAAAGGATGCCGCTCGTTTTCTGGCAAGGCGTCTTCTGTGGCTTTATCATACATCAAAACGCCCTTTGGCTTAAGGATGCCGTTTCCAGAAAGGAAAGCAAGACCTTCTTTTTCTGCGAATTCTTGTTCCACTTCGGCCGCCAAATGGCTGGCGATATCGAGTTCACTGTCTTCAAGTAACGACTGTGAGATTGCGGGGTTCGCGTAAATTTCGCCGAATTTATATTCACGTTGAGCGTAGGTATGGGTGCTGGTTTCCGGGCGCGGGTCAGTTTCGCCAACCCAGCCGGATGTAGCTCCGTGGAGATTGAACAAGCGTTTGAAACCACTCCCCTTCACATTTTGAACGGATGCATAACGACGCATTGGCGTTACTATTTTGAGTTTGTCCGTAATAGTTCGGTCCCATTCAATAGGTGCTGTAAATCCGCCGTCAGTATCAGAACCAGTACTCATCGCGGCCATAACACCGCCCGTACGATAGGCCGCTTTTATCTTTTCTTCATCCGAACCCGTGCGGAACCAATTTTCATAATTGGCCTTGAATTCGGCCATTTCCGGGGTGTCAGGTGTGCCTCCGCCCTTTGAAATCGCCGCAAGCGCCTGTTTAGCGTTTAGTTCGTCGATTGCCGCACATAATTTCGACAGCTCTGCATTAATTCTCTCCAGCTTTTCATCCTGGACAACGTCGCTTTTCCCATTTTGCAAATCAGCAATTTTTTTGTCATTTTCTGCTTTGAATTCAGTAAACGCCTTGTTGATTTGCTCGATAGCGTCGTTGATATTCGTCGGTTTGTCTTCCGCTTGAGCTGGTGCAGTTGTAGTTGTTTCAGCGCGCACGGATAGGATCCCGCGAGCAACGCACGGTTGTACATGTTTGTTCATGTTATAATCCTTAAGTTAAGATTGGATTGTTTCGAGTAGCCGGTTCAAACCGGCGGTTATTTCAATTTCATCAGCAGCGTCGTGCATGCCGTTTACGGTAGCGTCGTGCGTACCGTGTTTCATGCTCGCTATAAGTGAACGGCGTTCACTACGAGATAATCCATTTTGTGCGAGAAGCGCGTCAACTCGTCTTGTCGCGTTAATCGCATTGTTCGCGCTTGCCTTCGTTTTATCTTCTTTTACTTTTGAAGATGGAAGAATTCCGTCGGCCAAGCCGTTTTTGATTGCGTCTTCTCCGTTGAACCACGTCTCCGCGTCCATCAATTTAGCGATTTCTGCTTTGCTTTTTCCCGACCGGTCAGCATAAACACCAGCCAACGCGTCATCAAACGGTTCCATCGTGGCGATAGCATCGGATAAATCCTGACGGTTACCCATTGCAACAACCAGAACGTTGTGGATCATGAGAAATGCGGATTTTGCGATTAAAATTTCGTCTCCGGCCATTGCGATAATTGAAGCCGCACTTGCAGCAAGACCTAACACCTGCACTGTTACTTTGGCGGGGTGTTCCCGCAGCAAATTATAGATCGCTACACCTTCAAAGAAATCACCGCCCGGCGAGTTAATGTTTACGATAACATCCTTATTGCCGATCGACCTTAGCGCAGCCGCTATGCGCTTCGCTGTGGCGCCTTCGCCGCTAATGTAGTCGGCTCCAATAACGTCAAGCACACTGATCGTATTATCGCTGGCGTCATTCGTTATTACGTTGGCGTTCCAACGGTCGAGTGTGCGCACGTCTTGCTCGAATGCGCATATTTTGGCAGGCGCAATGGCTTCAATGCGAGGTAGTTGTTTCAAGCTCACTGATCTGTGCCTTTCTGCTGGGTAAGTGCGTTAGGAGCAATGTATTTCTTCGGTAAATCCATTGTGTCTCGGACTTCGTCATAATCCATCCAAGGTTGATGCCCGCCCGAACCAAGTGCTTTAGCAAAGAATTCCGATTGATCTTTCATTGAACCGCGCAATAAACCACCAGCGTTGAATTTCACATCCAACGATTTGCGTTGTTCATCATTCATGCAGGACCTTTTGATTGCTTGTTCCCAGACAGAGAACCACGGGTTCAGAGCATAACGGACAAACATCTGGCCTAATACGTCAATTCCGGTTCCCCATGACGTATCATCAAGCCCCAAAAGCGGGCGAGGCACACCAAATGCGCGTGCGATCTCTTCGATTTGCAAACGGCGGCTTTCGAGTTGTTGGCTGTCTTTTGCCGAGCTAGTGAATTGTTGTGCAGTCGCGCCTTCCTCTCCAACAATCCATTTTCCCGCATTTTTTGAGCCGCTATACTGCTCGTTAATCGACTTTTTGAGCCGCTCATAGGCTTCTGGCGACAAAGTCTTATCAATTTTGAACAATCCGCCAAGCAACATTCCGTTTTTGAAAAAATTTAATTGTGCGGCTTCAATTTCGCTAGCCAGATTGATTGATTTAGCAGCTACACTTACCAATGACGTCCCGGTGATGCCGTCCTTACTATCCGCATAAATATGCAAAACGTCTTCTGGTTTTAAAATCCGTGTCGCACCATTCGGCGGGGAGTAATGATATTCAACCGTCCAGTCATCATTTTGTTTCACGGTCACATTGTCCGGATCAAGGGGAACTAACCGAATGGCACGCCCCATTGAACGGACTACAAATGCATATGCATTTCCATAGATAAGCGCGTTTCGCTGCATATACTGGCGAAAATTAAACGAAGTCTGCCAGTCGTTCGGCCGCGTGTGTAACAACTGGTATAAACTGTCGTCGACCGCTTTTTCCTTTGTTTGTGCGTTAATCACATGGATTGGCAACATCGCGATGGCGTATGAAATCAGCGAAATGCTACGGAAAACCGCCGTATTTTCTAATGCTTTCGAGGCGTCAACAGGATGCGTGCCACCACCACGGATCCAATCTTTAAACCGTGGGTCATCGAACCCGAAAAAGAACCCACCGTCGGCAATATTTGCCGGTCGAACGTTCGCAGACGTTTTGTTTTTGCGGAATATGTCAAAAATTTTCATCTAAATAACCAGTACTCCGCGAGTTTCGTAAATAGACGTGCCAGGGGCAGACGGATTTCGGCTCATGGCCGTTGCGGCGTCGAACATTGCCATTGCCGGATCTATCTTCGCATCGCCGGCATTTTGCTTGGTTGCTCTTATAGCGGTCGCCGTTGGTTCAATTTTCAGGTTCGCCACGCACCAATCCATCATCGCGCTTTTTGAGTGCCAGAACGTGCCACCAGCGACCTTGCGTTCAGTCGTTTTGATCGCGTTCATCATGCCGAAACCTTGCGGTACTCCAATGAGCTGCTTATTCTCCGGAGTTATGTCTAATTCCGCCAGATTTTCGATAAGCTCGCCAAGGCCAGCGGGGTCGACTGCAACACAAGCGAGCAGACCACGGGCTTTCACGTCGTTAATGATTTCAACGATCTGAGAAATATCATTCAGGCTGTCGGTTGGGTCGACGGCAACACAAGCGAGCAGACCACGGCCTTTCACGTCGTCAATGATTTCAACGATTTGAGAAATATCATTTAGGCTGTCGGTTACGATTGTCAGGTCGCCATCACTTTCAAAATCGTGTAACACTGTTGCGATAGATTTCCGCCGTTGTAAAACGCTCTCATGCGCCCAGGCATGTGACCATGAAAGCCAGTGTTTCGTATGTTTGTCGCGGCCAATCAGCGAAAGCCCATACAAATCATCAAGACCGCCGCCATCAATACCGACGACAACGACTTCCGACCGTACCATCAGACTATCATATGTTAATGTTTCGTCTGTTTGGCGTTGCCAAAACTCTGTCCCGACCCAACGGTCGCCGCGTTGAGCTTGCCCGATTTCGACGTTCAAATGTTTAGCAAGGAAGACACGACGGCCTTGTTCGTCTGTTTCTTTGTTCAATTTTGA